GTTAGTCGCTGTTTTATCTCCGCCGAAATCTAAAACTAATACTGCTTCATTAGTTGTGTCTTTATAAATCAGAGCACTATTTGCAGTTAAAGTTACAGAACTAAAAGTTAAGTCTGCAAAGTCAACGTATGCAATGTTACTTGATATTGCTACACCGTTATTAGTTAAAGTATTTCCACCCGCTGTATAGTTTGTACCAGACGAAGAAACTTCGTTAGTAGTTATATAAGCTGTAGTGGCAGTACTGAAACCAGCTAATGATGTATAAAGTGCAAGTTTGAAAGTTGATCCGCCAGAATCAAAATCAAACACACCACCAAGTAGGTCTGTTTTAAAAGAGTCAGGTACTATATTAGCCATTTTTTATCTCCTTAGTATTTTGATGGTGATTCAGATTTCATAGTGGAACGAACTACACCATCTTGCCATTCGTCCCGACGTCTTCTACCTTGTTGTTCGATAGAATACGAATTCGCTGCTTTTGAATAAGCCTGCTCATAGTATTGTACCATATCTGCAGGACCTTTCAAGTATCCATATGTTTCTACCAGAGATGCATACAAAAGTAAATCCTGATATTTATTACTTGTATAAGTGCCTTGAGTGCTTCCTGGTGAAGCTGTTATGGAATCTGGTTGTTTTGTATAAGCCATAGTAATTAAATTAGTGCTATCCGGTGTTGGTGCTACTACCCAATAATTTGCATCCCAATTGGCATAATACTTTGGTAATCCTGATTGAGTACCAGGAGTATTATAATATTCAGCCATAAAAGATGTATCTCTTTTTTCTAAAAATACTTGATTGCCTGATGAATCCGTTAATTGTAAATATCTAATAAATCTTAAGTCAGATGGAATAGTGACATATCTATTTCCAGATTGTAAATTTGATGTAGCATAAAATCTATTATCATCAGAATCTACTTCTCTATAAATTCTGTTTTCAGCATTTTTAATAATTGTATTTAAAACACCTGTAGATAAAACAGAGCTATCTACCTCTGTATAGTTTCTAATATCATCTTGTAAATTTGTAAGTGTGTATGCCATTATGGTGTAAGTGTTACCGGACCTGCCGATATTTCTCCCCCTCCGATATTAGTTGTAGCTGTGGCAGTGCCAGAAGCTGTAAATGTATAGTTATTAGCATCAACTTTAGTAATTGTAAATCCAGAAGCGTTATTAATATCTGAACTACTTATACCAAATTGACCTTCACCATTTCTAAATCTAACTACGTCGTTGGTAGATCTTCCATGATTTTCTTCAAATACATTTACTACCTGAGATCCATTTGTAATCTTTAGTGGATTTAATGTTAATACTCTTGCAACAGCTGGTTCTGTTCTTGCCGGTCTAGCATTTAATAGACCTTGTGGATCTGCAGAATGAGGTCTTGGTTGTAATTGTGGTTGTTTAGGTTCAAATTCAGAAATATGAACTCTTGAGCCATTCCATTCAATAACCATTTCAGAATATGGAAACTCCATTCCTGATCTGTCTGAAATAAATTTTGCGTATTTACCTGAAGATAAAGCCATTAAGCCTCCGGATAATAAACTTTAGGACTAATATAAGTACTAGAAGAAGAGCCGTCCTCTTGTAAAGCTCTTTGTAATTCATCTTCGTACAACATTTTTAACATTTGAACTCTGTCAGGTGCATTTTTAATTGCAAGATAATATGCTAAACCTGCAGTCATACAAGGAACAAATCTATATGGTACATCTGCATCATTAGTATAAGCTCCCGCATCTTGTATTCTTTTTACATAATAATAATTAATTGTATTTCCTGCTTCACTTGAACCTGGTGTTAAGTATAAAGTAATTGTAACCTTATCAATAAATCTTTGTACAAAGTATTGACTTGGAGTTCCTTCTTGGGTTTTATTAGATAAAGATTGATAATCAGATCTACCTATTTTTGTTAAAGGTGCATCAACATTTGATGAGTTTCTGTAAGAAGCTTCTAAAATATCATCTACACCATAGATAGCTGTAGCATCAGAAGTACCATCAGAAGTTGATCTATACATTGTATATGTATTTTGACCATCTACCAATGTAATTGAATTGTTTGCAACTTCCCAATAATGCAAACCTCTATTGCCCCATTCTTGGAATAATATATTTAAAGATCTTCTTGCAGATCTTAATTGATGTCCTGAAACACCTTGTATTCCTATTCTCTCATATGATTCTTCAACAATATCAGAGATAGAAAAACCTTTTTCAAAAGTTGTTGTTCCAGAAGTAGTGTTAGCCATTTAGCCTCCTACTTGTCTATCAATACCGTAGCAGAAATGTCTGCACCAATAGCTGAAGTAGTCATTCCACTTTCAAATAAAATTCCATCTTCAGGAATATTGAAAGCAAAAACATCACCTGCTGGACAGCTTGTTAAAAATTGTGTTACTCCACCTGATTGCAAAGTTATAGATTGAGTAGTTGTACCATCATTTTCTAAAATGATTCCTCTTAATCTAGTTCTTCCTGCAAATACAGCTCCAGTACCCGTAATTCTTACTGCTTTTACATCTGATTTCATACCCATGTATATTCTCCTTAAAAATTTATGTGGGGCCGAAGCCCCACACTAAATTAATTATTAGTTACTCTCTGCGCCAGAGTCAGCAACTGTGTAAGTGAAAACACCTACAATAGTTCCGCCTGTAGCTGCAGAAGCACCTTTCATACCTGTTACAGTAACATCAGCTGCGATTCCGCCACCAACGACTAATGCACCATCGGCACCTTTTCAAGAACCTTTAGTGTCAGCATCAGCTTCATTGAAGAAACCATCTGGATCAGCAGAGGTTCCAATATCAACAGTTGGGTTAGTTCCACCTGTTGCTCCACCAATTGTCATAAATGAAATTGGTACAGCACCTGCTGGTAATACAAAGTCATTACCTGTAGATGATGAAGTTCCAACTTTAACTGCTGTTGCAGAAGTTGCTGTTGGGTCAAATGCAATAACTTCTGATAAAGTTACAACACTTGGAGTTGAGTTACCTTTTCCAGCACCGCCATTTGATCTAACGATACCTTGAAATGTAGTTGTTGCCATATTTTTATCCTCCTAATTATATTGATATAGTTGTTAGGCCAATCGACTATACTCGTCTATATCAATTTATGTATAGTGATTAATTTATATATGAAATTATAGAAAAGTGCAAGAAATCCCTACAGGAAAAAAGTGTTTTCCGATGCTGTAGAGTCCTTAATTAACCAGCGTAAAGATGAATTTCTTCGTCTTTAGGGTTTTTAGGGCTCGCTTGTTCTGCTAAGATTTCTCTGATCGTTTTCTTGATCGCATCTCCTAGCACTGACATTTCTGGTGTTATGTTTCCGCCGTTTTTAAGAAACAGTTCATTCCATTTAGACTCGAACTGTATTTTCCTCGCGAACAACGCCATCTTGCCTTGGGCCATCCTTAACCTCCTCATAGGTTATATAAAAATCATTTACAGTACTTGAGTATTGTAAATCATTTGGTTCCCAATTTATATCATTTTTTCCTAGAAAGTCAATGATGTGTTTATGAACGATATCTATTGAATCTACTTCTTTTTCAGATTCAAAATTAAATTTAGTTTGTAGTTTTTTAGTGAATATTTGTACGAGATATTTAAATTTCATGGTTTTTTCTTTCTATATTTGAATTGAGGCGGGATTGTGTCCCGCCTCAAAATTATTGATTAAGCACCTGGTGATGCAAAAATACCTCTAGGGTCTGATACGCCAAATACGTATCTTTCTCTAGCTTTGTATCTTACGTTTCCAGTATCGAAATCGCCTTCCATTTTTGTAGTTAATGGAGCTCTTTCCATATGCTTCATTCCATTTGGCACGTCTGTAGTGATATAGAACGCATCAGTGTCAGTTAAGTAGTGGTTTACTACATAACCGCCAGGGACCATGCCCATGTTTCTGATAGCGTTTATGTCATTATCAGCAGTTCCAACTCTTTGAGCAGAGTTCATTAATCTGTCCGCAGTAAACTGAAGAGCAGATGGAACGATCATCTTCACAGCTTTTGCAGCGATTTTTAAACCTCTTTCATCAGTAAGAGCAGCGATGTCGATCATTGCTTGTTCTAATGAAGTTTCGTTTAAGTCCGCAGCAGTTGTCAACGTATTTTGGAAAGTTCCATTAATAGTTGGGTGAGCTGTGTTGAAAAGAGTTACACCATCACCTGAATTGAAACTTCCTCCAGGTAAACCATTGTTTAATGGTGCAGCTGCTTTAACTTGTTTAGTTTGAGCCATAGATCTTGCCAAAG